CAGGACTTTGCGTAGTAGTCAGTATTTGCAAAGTCCTGAGTATTGTTTTGAACAATAATTCTCTTGAACAATCCTTCACCTGTTGCCGTTGGGTATCTTGAAGATGGTGCAGTACCAGCCAAATAACCTGACTGTCCTAATTGGAATCTGTCTTGGTTAGTTCTCCATTCTCTGTAAATATCCCATCCGTCAAATCCACCCGCGAAACATACGGTGTATTTTCTTGAGTAGATAAAGTAGTATGGATTTTCTTGTGTTGCTGGGTCAGTTCTAAATTCCGCCACACCACATTCAAACGCTGTTTGACCACTTGTTTCTGAAGTGTTAGCAATTGTAACTACAGTTGCTCCTGAATCCATGTGGAAACCTTTACTTAAGTAATTCCATTTAACTGAGTCAGTTGCCAAAGCCCAATTTGATTGTGGGTTTTGTTTTCCTTTATAAGTTAAGAATGATTCATCAATTCCATATTGTGTTGAGAAACCTAAATAAGTTCTTCTTACAATATCACCAGGAGACTCCACGGTATTTGAACCACCAATAGGTGTTCCAAAAGGTGGGTTAGCAATAACTTCACCTGGATAATCATATTTTGTTTTAAATTTAGGGTATGGTGATGGGTAAATAGCAGCATCTTCATATTCTCTTTGTGTGTAACCGTAGAAACCACAAGGTAAAGAATCAATTGGATATTCATTTGCCATTTCAACCATGATGTATTTTGAAATCAACGCAAACTCACCATTAGATGAACCGATTTTTTTCGCAATAAAGTTATTTGAACCTGGGTCCATAACACAATTTGTAAATTTTTCAATCACAACAGGGTTTGCATCTGTGTCAAAGAAATTTCTAACGAAAACATCAAACGACATATTGTTGTATGATAAGTTTGCAATTGACACTTTAATTTCAGTGTTTGCAGAATCTCCATCAGAAATTGATATAAATTTGAATAAGTTATATACTTTATTACCTCTTAATTCAGAAACTAAATAAGGTGTTTCAGGTGATTGGTATCTTTCTAAATTCCAAGCAATTGATTGACTTGATTGACTTCTTGCATCTGGTAATGCAATTAAGTCACAATTCAATCCACGAATGTATCCTTGACTATAAGCATAATTTAAACTTCCTTGATAAATTTCTTCAACATAAATTGGAACTTCAAATCTTGATTTACCAAAATTATCAACACCCAACACTTTTGTAATGTATTTTGCTGAAGATGCTAATAATGAAGTTTCTAATGAGAATGTATTATTATCTTTAGTTACACCTGATAACAAGAATGTTCCATATGGTGAATCAGTTATACCTGAATATTGTCCTGTACAAATTAATTGTAAATTATTAGGAACCCAAGCGTTGTCGTTTTCGTAATCAATACCGACTTCGTAAACAGGTCCGTGGTCAATACTATCCGTAGAATTAACGTATTGAGTAATACCTCTTGAACGAAGAGTACCAACAACCATGTTATTGAATTCTGTGTATGCAGTACCTGTAAATGTATATGTTTCACCTGTAACTGTACCAGTAAAACTACCACTACCACCTGAAATTAAATTACTAACAACATAGTAGAATGAATAACCTGTATAGTTATTTCCTGAAGAAATATCAAAGTTGGCATAAAACCAAGGGTCATTATCAGATGCCGATAAATCGTTAAGTTCAAAATCGTTAATACAATCATAAGAATTTTGAACATTAGAATATGTTGCAACTAATGGGGTATAATCACTATCAGGAATAGCGCCATAAATAACAGATGTTGTTGCTGAAAGAGATGGTGTGTCAATTATGGTATTTAAATAAGAATTAAAGTCATTTTGTATTGTAGATGTTGAACCATCATTTAATCTATATTGAACATTTAAATTTGCCTGAACTTGAGTTGGTAACGCTCCACTTATGAAAGTGACGGTGTTTCCTGATGATGTACCTGTAAATGTTGCGGTAAACGTTGTTCCGCTTGATGGGTCACCGATAGTCGTTGGGTCAACATTGGCAACCAATGATAAACTCCAAGATGGACCCGCATCATAACCTGACAAACCCAATACTCTTGTAACAAACAATTGGTTTGATTGTTGCAAGTATGATTTAGCAATGTATGCTGCCTCATATTTTGGGATTTGAGTGTTATAAAACTTAACGGGTTCGGTTCCGCCAAAGTAGGCTTGGAACTCATCGTAATTTGTTATGAATACTGGTTCAAATGCTGGGCCTTTTATAGTTTCCCCAACAAGACCTAAAGTCGTTACCCCCACACTTTGAGCTACAAACGATAAGTCGGTTTCAGATGTGTAAACGCCTGGTGATACGAATACTTTTTGATTTACTTGTGTTGCCATTATTAAATTATTCTGTTACAGATTTATTTTATAGATAAATATTCGACTTTTAATGAAAAAACTTTACTTTTGGATAAGTATTTATAAACGGTATGAATAAATTCTGCCTTTTTTCTACCCATGAAAATCAAGAAAGAAATAAAGAACATCAAAATATCCCCTGAATCACATGATATCCTAAAAAAGTACTGTGATAAGCGTGGAATCAAGATTTATAAATTTTTGGAGAATTTAATCTTTGAAAAGTGTAAAGAGAAGAAAGATATCTACGGAGAAGATTAAACTAATTTGTTTTCGTACAATATATTGGATTCTTGAGTGTTGTCATCTTTTGTAACTTCAATCCTTAAAATATCGTTTGTTGTGATTTCAATCCTTTGTAAATCGCTACCATAATAATCATCGTTAATATATACATCAAACGTATCAACATTGCTTGTGGATACCAAATTCATATTAGCCGTAAAATCAATTCTATCTGTTAAAACGGTATTACCTGAAACAAATAAAAATGGCATTTGAAACTCGTCAGGGTTTTTTGGAAACTTATCTATTCTTCGTTTTCTTGATGAAGTATCCATTTCAATTAACTGTGTGACTCTTTGAATTGCGGGTTTTACTTCAAATTCTTCTTCATCAATCAAATAACCCAACATAGTAAAATCATAACTTTGAACATAATACTTTCTTGATTCCATATTCATCTGTGACTCATCCGATACATTGTTCATAATAATTGGGACATACTGACCTTTAATAAATGTATACGCTTGTCTTGATGAAAAAGTTTGCATTACAATTTTATTCAATTGATTCAACTCTCTCATTCTATTACAAATGATTTTAACTTGATAATTGATATCAACAGGTACAGGTTGTGGAATTGTGTAGATATCCATACCTTGTTCGTTTCCATTCCAAGTTGGGACAGACGCATAATAAAATTGTTTTCTGTTTGGAATTGTATATTGAAGTGATGGGTTTGTACCATACTTAACTTCAGGTGTTCTAACTACCGTAATAAATGGTGGGGATGGATTGTAATCCATATCCACAAATTGCCATGTTTCTAAATATTGTGTCCAGTTTTGAGTTGTAATGATGACATCTAATAAAGGAACAATTTTACCTGCAGTTACAACCTCAAGTTCGGTTTTAACAAAATCAAGCATTCCCCTATCCAAATCGGCATGTAATACTGACTTAGGTAAATAAGTTCCATCATCTTTAATATATTCTAAAAGTTGTTCTCTTCTTTCAGATAAAACTTTTTTTGGTACCAAAGGTAATGTTGGTTTGACTATGGTTCTTGGTAATGGCATTTATTCTTTTACTACAAATAGTTTATTTTGTGAATTAATCATATCAACTTCTTCGGCTCTATAAACAGGTTCCTCACTTTGTTTATAAACAAATGAATCGTGTCTATAAGGATTGTATGTCACAATCATGTCAGACAGTGGATTTGGAATGTCATCACAAGGATATTCACAATAATCCAATAATCTTCCAATCACAAATGCGTGAACGTTTTTTGATTTTTCAGAACGAACTCGTTCTTTACCACCTTTTCTAACTCTGAATTCAACATCACCTAACTTAACATAGTCGGCATGCATAATAACTTTGCTGTCGTATGTTACAGAAAATGTCTGTTTGTGTAAGTTGTAATATACCATTACTTTCTTACCCAAGAATAAATTGTCAAATTGTGATTCTGTAATAACTACTTTCATTATAATCCTCTAAATTCGTTTTCACTTACCCATGTGGCGGTAATTGTTCTATAGAACGGTTTGTACCCACCATAAGTGTGTTTATTATCAGACCTAACATATCCGTCATCACTAACAGAATAATATCTAACTCGGTCTTCAGTTTCATAATATCCAATGTAATCACCCATGAATATTTCAACATTCAAATCTTCAAGTTGTTTTTGATAAATTGAAAATTTCATGTTTCCTGGTTCTTGGATTTCAACTTTGGAATTACCATAGAATTTATTGGTTGGAGCCATAACTTGAACCAATCCTTTTAATTCAACAGGTGCCATAAATTGAATACCGTCTTCCAAGACTTCACCATAAACGTCATCCTTCTTTGTTTTATATCTGTCAATACGATATAATACAATGGTAAAGTTCATATCACCCTCCAACCATTCTTGACCCATACCAATATCAAGGTCGAAATCTTCTCCACCAAAGAATTTACCTAATCTCGTTATCGGAACTAATTTCTCCATATATTGATAAATACCTAAACTTTTACTATATTTAAGTAAATTTAACAATATTAAATGAGTGATGTTAGTTTAGAATCAAAGGCAATGTCCATTCTTGAGTCATATGAGGGTGGTAATAACTATATCTTGGAATTAAAACGCAAATCACAAGTCAATAGAAAGTTTTATCCGACAAGGAGTCAATCGGAATACATTATCAATTTTCACAACAAACAACCAAAGGTTGCAAAGAAATGGGTAATCCTTGACGCTTACTTCGCTCAAAAATTAGCGGATGACAAATTGTATACCGAAATCCCACAAAAAGTTTGGGTTGAGAAGTTATTGGCCGATAAAGAAAAGGCGTACCACATTTGGGGTAAAGTATTGGATAAAGAGGAATTTCACGATTTTTGGTTACCAAAGGCGGCAATCATCAAAGACAATTCGGTTAAAGATGTTGTAATTGATTATTCAAAGTATTCTCATCGTCCACCACTTGAACACCAAAAAGAGGCGGTTCAAAAATTAGTTGAGAACAAAAAGTTTATTCTTGCCGATGATATGGGTCTTGGTAAAACAACTTCAACAATTATTGCGGCATTAGAATCAGGTTCAAAGAAAGTATTAATTATTTGTCCCGCAACATTAAAGATAAATTGGAAACGTGAAATTGAAAATTATTCAGACAAATCAATCTACATTGCTGAAAGTAAAAACTTCAGCACCGAAGCTGATTTTGTAATTATAAACTACGACATAATAAAAAATTTCCATGACCCTAAAAAGAAAAATGACTCTCAAGTTCTTGCTGCCAAGTTTGATTTGGTTATTATCGATGAAGCACACTATATCAAAAATGCTACGGCTCAAAGGACGAAACTAATTAACGATATTATTAAAAACACCGAACGGATTTGGTTGTTAACGGGTACACCAATGACATCAAGACCAATCGATTATTTTAACTTATTAAGTATAATTGATTCTCCTGTGGCGAAAAATTGGATGGCATATGCAATCCGTTATTGTTCAGGATACCAATTTAATGTTGGTGGAAGAAAAGTTTGGAACGTAACAGGGGCATCTAACCTTGAAGAATTAAGAGACCGAACATTAGGATTAACACTAAGACGATTGAAAGAAAACGTACTTGATTTACCCGATAAAATTATTACTCCCGTATATTTAAGATTGAAATCAAAGTCATATGAAAATGTCATGGGTGAATATTACGATTGGTACGACAAGAACC